TCATGTATGCCGCCTGGATGATCCCTGACTACGAGGGTGACTGGGGACTGCCCTACGCCCAGGACTACGAGGGTGACATGCAGGCCGTCGAGACGTTCTGTGCGGCCCTACAAGATGGTGCGGCGGCGGACAGCCGTTACATCACCACAGTGGACCCTGCTGGCACCACGGACATCCGCGACGTTCGGGACGCAGACAACCTCGATGTCATCCCAGGACGGGAAGCCGACGTAGGGGTCCTGAGGTCTGGCAAAGGTGGTGACCTACAGACAGCCGACAATCAACTCGGAGCAGCGGCTCGTCGCTTAGGTCAAGCCTTCCTTATGTTCTCCTCCATCCAGAGGCAGGGCGAGAGGGTGACCGCCGAGGAGTGGCGCATCATGGCCCAGGAACTCGATGAGGCTATGGGTGGGCTCTACTCACAGATCGCACAGACAACCCAGCGGCACGTAGTCCTCCGGTTCATCTCCCTTCACGAGGAGGAGGAGAAAGACCTGAAGCCTCTGCCTAAGGACCTCGTTCGTACCTCCATCGTCACCGGGCTCGACAGCCTGGGGCAGTCCTCCGAGGGCACCCGTCTCAGGGAGTTCGCAGTGGAGGGCAAGGAGACTCTCGGGGAGCAGGTTATGGCCCAACATATCAACCCGTCCGACTACCTCAGAAGGCTTGCTGCCACCAAGAGCATCAAGAGCGAGGGACTGGTCAAGGACGAGAAGACTATGCAGGCCGACCAACAGAAACAGCAACAAGCCCAGCAGCAGGGAACCATGCTGGATAAGGCCACAGGGCCACTCGCGAAGGGTGGTGCTGAGATGGTCGGCAAGATGATCGAACAGCAGTCTCAAGGAGCACAGAATGGCTAAGGAACTCGAAACCTCACTTGGAGCGCCAGACCAGGGCCTCTCGATCCAGATGGGAGAAGACGGTGGTGACACTAGCTTCAAGACGAACGACGACAGCAGTGCTATCGACACTTCGGAGCTTCCTGGGGACGGCGATGCGGGAGGCTCTGAGCATCCAGATGAGCAGGGTGACCCCGCAGATGCACCTGACCCTGATGAACCTGAGGAGGGTGATGAGGGTGAGGACGATGGTTCTGGCCCGGTAGACCTCGGAGACTTCGACCCGGACAGCGAGGAGTCGGTCGCAGCGTATGACACCGAGTTCCTCAAGGAGGACGGCCTCCTGGACCTCGAAGGTGCCGTGGCGGATCGCTACAACGCCAACATCGCGGCGGGCAAGGATGGGGTCGACGAGGGCACCTACAAGTATCTGGAGAGCAAAGGCATCTCACGAGAGACCGTCAAGCAGGTCGAAGCGATGCGGGCCAACCAGGACAAGCAGTCCGGCAACTCGGAGGACTTCAAGCTCATGGAGGCTGCTGGTGGACCTGATGTCCTCGGTGCCGCCCTGGCGTGGGGCAAGGAGGCCGGATACTCGAAGGCCGAACAGAAGCGGTTCAACGACATCTCCAAGGGCAAGGACTTCGAGGCCAAGCGCGATGCCGTCGATGCACTCGTCGCCCGATACAACAAGGCCAACCCCAAGGCCGGTCGCCCGACGACACCCAGGCGGGATGCCACCCAGGGCCAAGGCGTCCGCAAGCCAGCCCTCAAGAAGTTCGCCAACCGTGAGGAGTACCGCAAGGCCCTCAAAGCGGCGGACGGTAACCAGCGCCAGACCCGTGAGATCACCCGGCGTCGGCAAGTGTCGGACTTCTAGCCATGTGGCAAACGGCAAAGGCCTTCGTCAAGTTCCTGCTCTCCCCAGGCACCGGCCTCGTGACCTTCGCGGCTGGCACCTTCAGCAACTGGGCGACCAACCGGGCCAAGATCAAAGTGGCTGAGACCGACACGCGGGTAGCCCTGCTCCAAGCCCAGGCCGAGGTGGCAGCCTACAAGGTCAAAGCGGACATCGAGTGGGACTTGAAGTGGGCCGACCAAGCCTCCTCAAGCTGGAAGGATGAGTTCTTACTCCTCCTCTGGTCGTTCCCTCTCATCGGCATCTTCATACCCTACACGCGGCCCTTCGTCATGGAGGGCTTCGAGTTCCTGAAGGCGTTCAACCCGGACGCTGCCTACTGGTATATGGCGGGGTGGTCGATCATCTTCGCCGCTACCTTCGGCGTCAGGCAGGCTGCCTCTCTGATGCTTCCTGGTAGCGTAGCCAAGATGGCAGGGGCACTGGGGGAACTCCCTGACGACATACCAGAGGCGGTAGTTGTCAAGGCTCAGGCCTCCGTAGACGCGGCTCTGAAGAAAGGCCGTGAACTCTTACGGTGACACTACGTCACGACACAGTATAGGCCCTCGGGATCACTGAGGGTCACTAACAGCAGAAGGAACTGCAATGAGCATATACTCTGAATCCCGCTCCCCGGTTGGCACCAAGGGTGCTGATGGTACGGACGAACGGGCACTATTCCTCACGAACTTCGGTGAGCTTGTCATCCTGTCCTGGGACGAAACCTTCGACTTCGGTGGCCTGACCTTCGTGCGGAACATCACCAGCGGCAAGTCCGACACCTTCCCGATCATCGGGCGGAAGCGGGATGCCGTCGAGCATACTCCGGGTGAGATCATCCTGGGTGGCGGCGTCGAGCATAACGAGGTGGAGATCGCGGTTGACGGCATGATCGTCGAGTCGGCCTTCATCGCGGATATCGACGAACTGCTCAACCACTATGCCCTCTCGGAGCCCTACGCCCGCCAGATTGGTGAGTCCATGGCGAGTATCTCCAACACCCGCATTGGTGCCTGCTTGGTGCGTGCGTCTCGTGTCACTACGGCTCCCTACACGGGTGGCCCTGTGCCGAGCTACAACTACCATGCCGACATGCTCACCGATGCCTCCAAGCTGGAAGATGCGGCGTTCGCTGGCGTCCAATACATCAAGGAGAACGACGTGGGTGGCGGTGAGCCGACCTACTTCCTGCCGTGGCAGCAGCAGCTTCTCCTGGCTCGCTACACCGGGATCGACACCAACGAGACCTCAGGTTCGGGTAACCGCGCCGCTGGCACCGTGGGTCCGATTGCGGGTATCGGCATCAAGGGGACGAACAGCATCCCCAACACCAACATCACGACTGGTCGCACCAAGTACCAGGGCAACTTCACGACAACGGTCGGCGTAATCGCTAACCGGATGGCCGTGGGCACCCTGCGTCGTCGCGGCATGAAGGTGACGATGGATCACAAGAACGACCGTCTCGGCACCCTGATGATTGGCTCGAAGCTGGAGGGGCACGACTTGCTCCGCCCTGAGTGCTCCTTCGAGGTGGCCAACGCCTCCCGATAAGCCTCAGTGATCGACTACAAGACTACCTGACTACTGGGGGGCGCTTAGGCGCTCCCCTTCTTACAGTTTGGAGGAACATGGTGACCTCCGAAGACCCGCAAGGGACAGCGGTTATGACGACGGCAGGGGCACTCAAGGGCGACACCATGCGCCGCCCCGCCGCGTTATCTCTCACAACAAGGACACCACATGACCGTCTCACTGGATAACCCGCGCCGCATGACCAAGCTGGACGCCGTGAACATCATGCTCCGCAACATCGGGGAGGACCCCGTGAGCATCCTCGGGGAGACCGCCAAGCCCTCCGCCCAGAAGGCAACTGCGGTCCTCGGGGAGACGAGCGTGACCGTCCAGGACATGGGGTGGAACTTCTGCTCCGACGAGAACTACACGCTTGCAGTCAACACCGATGGCGAGATCGTTCTGCCCGCCAACCTCCTCTCGTTCCATCCAGTCTACACCAGTGTGGCTGATCGCGTGGTCGAGACTGATGGGAAGCTCTACAACACGTACAACAACACCTTCATCTTCGAGGAGGCCGTCATCGTCAACGCGGTCTTCGCCAGGGCCTTCGAGGACCTCCCGCAGACGGCAAGGAACTACATCACGCTCCTCGCCTCCCTGTCCTTCTCCAACACCGAGAACCCAGGAGGAGATGGCGGCAGGGTCTCCGAGATACAGCTTCAGGAGGCCAAGAGGCAGGTGGAGGTCTACGACCGCCGTCTCATCAAGGGTGGTCTCCGCCGCGTCAATCCTCATATCCGTCGACTTAGGGGCAACCGCTGATGTCACAAGAGAAGGCAACCATCCCCAGCCTCATCCAGGGGGTCTCTCAGCAGGCACTTATCGCTCGTGGTAGGGCCAGCGCGGACGACCAGGAGAACTGCCTCAACGATGTCAAGGACGGTGCAGTAAGCCGCATGGGCTCCATAGTGGTAGCCGAGGTGGATACGGCCTTCCCCGATGCCTTCGTCTACGAGATCGTTAGGTCCCGCGACGAGATATACATGGTGATCGTCAAGAACGGCGACATGCGCATCTTCAACGTGGTGAGTGGTGTGGAGGCGGTCATCACGGGTGACATCGACTCCTACCTCGCCTGCACTGGGGTCGCCCGTAAGGCCTTCACGGCAGTCTCCTTGGGGGACGTTACCTTCCTGGCCAACCGACAGGTGCTGGTAGGGATGGACAGCGCGACCTCTGCTGCCCGCCCGCTCAATGCCATGGCTCACTTCAAGGCCGGGGCGTACCTCACGACCTACACCATGACCATCACGGTAGACAGTGTGGAATACTCAACGTCCTACGAGACGCCGGACAACTCGGACGAGGCGAACGCGGAATACATCACGACGGACTCCCTGGCAGCGAACTTCAAGTCTGCCTTCGATACGTACATCGTGGCTGCTCTCAACAGTGCGAGCAAGACTGGCTTCACCTGCACACGGTCGGGCAGCACGCTCCTCATCTCCTCGACAACGCACGACTTCACGATTGACACTACGGACGGACAAGGCGACAGGCAGTTCCTCTCCTTCAAGGACAAGGTGCGTGCCTATACGGACCTCCCGGTTCGGGCCTTCGACGGATACCAGGTGGCAGTCGGCAGCGAGGATAACCAGGAGGGTGACTACTACTACCTGACCTTCAGCGGAACCGGGATGAACGGGGAGTGGACCGAGACGGTTGCCCCAGGTGTGGTCATCGACTTCGACGCTTCCACCATGCCTCACATTCTCACCAACACGGCCCTCAATGCCTTCACGGTGGCTGAGGCTGACTGGGGAGCTAGGCTTGCAGGTGACGGTGATCTAACCGCTCCTGACCCTTCCTTTGTGGGCTGGCCGATACACTCCATGCAGCGACTGTCAGGACGACTGGCACTGTGCTCTGAGGTCAACTCGGTGCTCTCAAGGTCACGGAACGCATACGTCTTCTTCCCAGACACCGTGCAGACCAACTTGGACTCAGCACCTATCGACTACGACGTGTCCAATGGGTCCTCTACGGCCATCACCTACGCCATCATGGCAGGCGGCAAGCTATCCTTCTGGGGTGACTTGCAGCAGACCGTGCTGGACTCAGGCAACGACCCTCTGAGGGAGGACACCACCGAAGTCCTTCCGATGTCGAACTACGAGTATGACGGCGAGGCACCTCCCAAAGCACTCGGCCTGGGCTCCATCATGTTCGGCACCGAGCTTGGCCACTACTCGAAGGT